CCCCGAAAAAAGATCGGGCAGTTTTACGCAAACGAGCTAGACAGAAATAACTGTCTTCCAACAGAAGAAGTTAAGGAAGTCTTTAATAAATGGTTAATGGCAGCATAAAGGAGGTTAAACCATGAAAACTAGAGTTGAAGAATTAGAAAACGTTTTATTAGATCAGATTGAAAAACTGAATGACGACAGTTATCTTGAAGATATAGAAAAAGCAAAGGTTTTAATTGAACGCTCAAAGACTATATCAGGACTTGCCAATTCTTTTATAAACGTACAGCAGACTAAGTTAGACGTAGTAAGGGAATTAAACAAAGGCGGCAATCTGTACGAAAGTTATTTAGGTATTGAATCTAAGTCTCCGGTAGGTAAAGCATGAAGAATTTCCGAACAATTTGGAACGACGATACAAACGGCTTTATCCTGAAAAATAGAGATATGGTGTTCCAGCATAAAGCATTTTACGAAGCTTTTATGAAAGAATTCCCTGATTCAAGAGTTACCTACTGCGCGTTTAAGAATCAATGCTGTAGACTTGGAGTTGTATCAAGGAAAAACCCGCACGGCGCTTGTAAATGCCGCCCTCTTTATTCTGAACAGGTTAAAAAGGGATATGTCAGAATTAAGATTGCACAGCCTAACGTATGGGTTATGAAATCTAAGTGGGTATATATGGAAACGCACCCTTGGGAAGACTTTTCAGAGCCTTCTGAATATATATTTTTGGATGGAAACATAAGAAACTTTCATCCAGATAATATTGAGCGTCTGCCTAGAAAACTACAGACTTTATTCATACAGTTTGGAGGTAGAGCAGACACACCGGAGGTTACTCGTTTTAGAATAACTCAGGCAAAGCTCAAAAAAGCACTTCTGGACAGGGGCGAACAATTAGGGCTTGTTTGCAGGACCGGCAATACGAGAACTTTTATTGAAGACCGTAATGCCAGACAGCGCGCACGGATGAAAAGACTTCTACAAGACGATAAGTTCAGGGAAGAATTCAACCGTAAGCGCAGGGAAGCAAAACAAAGGATAAAAGAAAGCGACCCAGAACGCTACAAGAAAATGCTGGAATACCAAAGAGCAGCAGATAAGCGTTATTGGGAAAGACAAAGGAGAAATGGGAAATGAAAAAAAGTGATCTGATTATTTCTATCTTGATTGGGCTTATATTCTCAACTTGTTTTGGGTATATAATTTATATGATTATCTTTTTAATCAAATCTATGAAAGGAATGTAAACATGAGAAAAACTTATTTTACGAAAGAACAGCGCAAGTGGTGGACTAATAACTACAATCAGGTTTTGCATGGTTCCACCGGACAAAGAAAGAGCCGTAAAAGCCCCGAACTGTTTGCAGCGTTCAAAGAGTACATCGACAAGAGCAAGGAACTTCTACAGCTTAAAACAGATATTATTAAAAAGTTCTTTGGTTAAAATAAGAGAGGCCCCCGAAAGAGCCTCTGCAGAAAAATAAAAAAAAAATTAGAGATGAATTTATGTCTACTGACATTATCGTCATTTTTTAATATTTTATCAACAATAAAAAAGGAGTACCCCGTAAAAAGAGTACCCCTTTTTTTATTCATTCATCAGATTACAATGTATAACCGAGAACTCCTGTGTAGCTTGAATCTGGAATAAGACCAACACCACAAACAGAAGGATTTGTTACAACGAATGAACCGTAGAAGAGTAAAGAAACCTGTGTAGAAGGTCCGTCGTCGCTGTCGTCTCCAGATTTTACATTTAAATAATCATCGAAGATTAAGCCGTAAGGACTGTTTTCTTTTCCTTCGTTGTCCATAGCTTCAACATTCTGTTTACCAGGATTGTTGTCTACAATACCATCATCAACCTTGTCTGTGTTTGTGTAAGACCACAATTCAACAGCCTTTGAATCAAGTACATAGAACTTGCCCTTTGGACAGTATGGGTCATCAATGATGTTTTCAATGTAGTTTGTTGAGAAACTTGCAGATACTTCTGAAATTCCTACAGAAGCGTTTTTCTTTTCTTTTGTAGAAGTTGCTGTGAAGTATGTGTTTGTTGTTTCAATTTCTGCAGCAAGTTTAGCAAAGTCTGCATCATTCATGATAATCATATCAGCTTCTGAACCCTGACGGCGAAGCTTTCTGATTAAGTTCTGAACAGCTGTTGAAACTTTTTCAGAATTTGAAGCAGGAAGATAGAAAGCACCAGCGAGACGATCTGCAGCAGTAGAACGGTCTACTCCGAAGAAGTCATCGTCAATGTAACCTGTCCATGTTGAACCTGAACGAGTAGCAACCATTGGAAGCCATCCGTCAAGACCAACTGGCATATTGCCCTGTGAACCGCGGATACAAACAATAGAACCACTTGATACAGTAGCTGTATAAGATGGTGTTACGTTTACTGTGTTTCCGTTGATAGAGTTTACAGTAGCATAGTTTGATGCATTTTCAGAAGCGGCGATTGTTGATTTGAATACGAGTTCTGAACCAACATCAATTTTCATAATTGCATCGTCAGAAAGTGTGATATCGATAGCTGTACTTGTTACAAAGCTGTAAGAAGAACCAGTTACTCCGATTTCACCATAACCACGGCCATAAAGAGCAGCGGCAAGAGTTTTGCGGAATGCTTCAGTAGCAGCAAACATTTTGTTACCAGCAACTTTCATGTAAGCACCGCGTTTTGATACAGAAGCCTGAACTTCTGCAGCTGTCATTGAATAAACACTGAACAAGCGTCCTGGCTGTACAGAGAACTCAGCGTTCTTTGAAGCTTTGAGAGCGTTTGCTTTTGCTGTGTTGAAGTTTGAAGATACAGCACCACCGCGGCCATAGAGAGCTGCGAAGTTCTGTGTCTTTCCTTCTACACGTGTTTTTTCAATTTTCTTCAACACTGGTGAGTTTCTGAAAAGAAGGTTTTCAACACCGTCTTTATACCAGGTTTTAAGAATGGCTGTTATAGCCTGATCATTAGAAATTCCCATAATTATTTTCTCCTTTAATCATTGGGGTAATTTTATCAAGGGCGCATTTTTCGTAGCGTCCAACCATCCAACCTATTACTTTATATGTAATCTTAAATGCAAAGAAGCAAATAAGAGAACATTAATAATAAAATAAATCAAAGATGCCGGAAAGCAAGGAACCGCAAGAGTTACAATACTAAACATCACAAAGCAAACATAAAGAGTTATTAAAAGGCTTTTCTTTGTTAAAAAATCTTTCAACTTAGTAAGCATTTATAACCCCCTAGGCTGTAGGCTTTGGATTTTCAATTTCTGCTACATAATAAGCAGCGGCAAGGATTTCTTCTGCTGTGTCTGCAGATGAAGGATAACCCCATGCAACTTTAATTGTATCTGTAGCGGCTGCAACGTCTTCAAAAGTTACAGTGAGGTCTGTTCCGATTGCATCACTGTCAAGAATAGCGCTTTCTGTTACGTCAATGATTGCCCAGTTTGTGAAGTCCTGAATATCAGCAAATTCAATCAATACCGGGGCTGTGTCTTTGTAGTCTACTGCAGTTTCAGAAGGTGTCTGTTTTGCAATAGTTGGAGTTGTTGTAACTGTATAAGTTACTTTATCCATAGCGCCATAATCAGAAGAAGGCTCTATTTCACCTGTAACAGCGTTAATAGTTGCCACTCTGTTTTTTTCAATCTTTCCGTCTGCAACAGGCACTTCTTCGTGATTGATTTCAAGATAGTCTACCTGTTCATGACTGTTAACAGAGATTTTAGTAATATGATAGTTTCCACTCTTTTTCATTTGTTAACCTCTCTGTTTTTCAAGGTCTTCTTCAAGCTCTTTCATGAATTCTTCAAGTTCTTCTTCGCTTGCTTCTTCTTCGTCAGATTCAGCCTCTTCTTCGTCAGCCTTTGCTTCTTCTGCATCAGCTTCTTCTTTCTTTTCTTCGGCTTCGTCTTTTGCTTCTTCAATGAGTTCTTCTTTTGCTTCTGCTGCCTCTGGCTCTGCTTCAACAGCTTCTGCAACAGGCTCTCCATCAACGGTTACGTCTGTTTCAACTTTTCCGTCTTCCGAAACGTCTGCTTTAACTTCAACTTCTGATTCTGCCCCGAAAGCCTTAGAAACTCTGTCAAGATGGTTTGTTACCTTTGCAATAAGATCAGCTACATAAGCGTCAGATTCCGGCTTTTCTTCAAGTGAATCATAGTCTTCAAAAGCCTTTGTAGCAAGGTCGAAGTCTTCACCTTCAATAGCCTTTAATTTTTCATTGAATGGAGAAAGCTGTTCATCATATTTGCTCTTGAACTCTGCTTTTCTTTCATCAGTTTCAAATCTATCAAAGGCTTCCTGTGCTGGCTTCATAACTTCTTCATAGATAACCTTTTCAAGAATGTTCATTCTTTCATTAAGGTTATCAAGTTTAGCTAAGATTTCTTCATTTAATTCCATAGTTGGTTCTCCTATATATTATAAATAGATATTTTATACGACATAATTGTCAGTCATCGTATTTGCAACGTTAATGTTTTCCGGGGCTATTTCAGGTGCCGGAGGGATGGCTTCATTCATCATACCGGCATTCATTGGCTCGCCCATTGGCATTTCTCCCGTCATCGGCTGTTCTCCCATTGGTTGCTCTGTTGGTGCGCCTTCTGGAGGAACTTCTTCCTCTTCCGGCCTCATGGCTTCCGATGTATCCTGAATAGCATTGTAAAGCAACATCAATTTATCAATGTCTGCTTTATTCTGTTCATAGTTAGCACCTCTTAAAGATAACATCATATTAAGACATTCTTCTTTAAGTGTTGGTATTGGAATATATGGAGGAATGACTGGAACTTCATCACCTTCAATTGTTTCTTTAATCAGGCTCATAACAGCATTCAACGCATTTGTTGTAATGTTGTATGCGCTTTCAATATCAGGCAATTCAAGGTATTTAGCAATATGAGACTGAGGAATAATTCCAGCCTGTGCTAAAGACTGTAACTGCTGGAGTTTTGTAGAAGGGTCTTTTGAAAGACTTTCAGCAGCAGAGAATTGAATATTAAAGCTCTTTGCTGCACCGATTAAATCATCCCAGTTGAGCATAGCCCTTGTTTTTTCCTGTGGAAGAATTAATTCTTTTGCATCAAGAATATTAATACATTTCTTTGCTAAATCTACATAACATCTGATAACCTGATTCAATTGAGTTTCAAAACGATCTGATTCGATATTTTCCATAGTGCTTAAAGCAATACCGGAATTAAGGCCCTGCGGCTTTTGTGATGTTGCAGAAAGCTGAGAAATACCAACAAGCTCGTATGCATCCTGTTTGTATTTGTCAATCAAGTCTCTGTACTGAGGGTCAATAATTCTCTGTTCATCACAGATAACCGGCACTCCGCTTGCACCTGGAATAGGTCTATAAGGGATAACCTGTCCCACTTCATTATTAAGAGAGCCTGCCTTTACGTCTGTACCTTCTGGTACCCAGTATGTTTTAGGCATGTTTCTTTTGGCTGCAATTGCACAGGTTTTCATTAAGTTGTCTATCTGGTCCTGTATACCAAAAAGCACATCAACAACAGAAGAACAGCTAGAACCAAAGAGAGGCTTATTGTAGTAAATCTGTACAAAAGGTAATTCTTTTTCATAAGTTTCTACCTGCTTGTAATTAGCCTCAGGAATCCATGTGTAGAATACTTTTTCTTTTGTATTCCAGTAACGTGTATAAGTAACTAAGTCCTGAGAAGTTTTAATATCAAAAGGCAGTAATGCTTTAGGATATTTCTTGCATTCCCAAAGCAATTCTGTATTTCTGTTATAACTGTCTTCTGCCGGATTTGTATAAACGGTCCATGGAAGCATTCTCTCAATACCAGTATTAGAAACATAAATCATTCCGCGTTCAAAGATACATGCATCCTTAAAGGCAAGAGTAACTATGTCGTTTACGTTGTATTCATCAAAGAGAACATCAAAGAACTGCTGAGCCTGTGTACAAAGCTCGAAGTCTTTCCACGAACCGTTAACGCTGTTAAAGAAAGGTCTTACTTTCTGACATGCTATTTTTGATGTTAAAGTGTCTACACAAGAGCGGATAACGTTTTCATTTACGTTGTTAGTTGTTTCTCCGTTCCAGTAATAGCCTACAGACTGATATCTGTCTAAATCATCAAAAGTAATGTGATTGTCATATTCATACATCCATAAATTACGAAGCATTTTATAACGCTTGTTTTCATTTACAGATTTGAGATAAGAAACCTTTTGTCTGATTCTATCATAACGCATCTACCAGCCTCCTTTATCCTCTGCACTAGGCTGCTGTAAAGGTTGAGGTTGACCCATTGGAGATTGCGACATAGCATTTAATACAGTAGCCTGCATGTCATTTGCAATCCCTTTGAGCTTTTTTGATTCTTCATCTCTTGCTTTCTGTTCTGCAAGAAGTCTGTTTGTATCAACTGAATAATCAAGTCCTAAGTTCATTTATCACCTCTCTTAAAGAATGGACTGTCTATTTTGTGAGTAAGGTCTTTTCCCTTATCTTCTGAAATAGACGGGTCCATTACAATGTCTTTAATCACCTTTACGGCAATAACCTTTGTAAGCAAGTTTTTTACTCCAGAAGGATTATGTGCTTCAAATAACTGCATCTCTTACTCCTTAAATAAACTTTCCTGCAAGACTCATTAAAGCGCCTAAAGGTCCCATCATCTCCATATAACGAAGCTGTTCCTGTGCGCGTGCGTCTGCATTAACAGAAAGCTGTGCTTTGAGATTTTCAAAGTACTGCAACCACTGAGCGTATTTTTCATCACCCATAGAGTTGCGCATAAGGTCTTCTGCTTTTCCAAGCTGTCCTGCCCCGTAAGCGTTCTTTGCATCCAAAACACCCTGTTTCTGAGCAGCAGAAAGTCCACCCCAAACATCTGCAAGATTCATGTCTGTTTCTGCCTGCTTGAGTACGTCAAGCTGCTGGTTTTCTCTTTCTGTCTGTCTTTCCATGTTTGCTTCCTGGCGCTTCTTCCACAAAGAATCTTTATGTTCTGCAGCACCATGATTAAGCCCTGCACTAAAGCCTCTTGCAGCATTTCCAATAGCAGTCATGGCAGAATTAAGAATAAGGTTGTTTCTTGTTTTCTTTCCGTCCGGGTCTGTTGCTGTGTTGAATTCTCCATTCTTCCAAGCCTGCCAGATAGACTTAGGGAAGATTCCTTCCTGTTTAGCCTTGTCTCCAATAAACTCGTAAGTTGAAAGATCGTTGTTGTTACCCTTTGTCATATCAAAATCACCAAGTCTATTTACGCCTGCCTGTGCGTTTTTAGATGCAGTTGTTGTCTTATCCGATTCGTTTCCTTCTCCGAGATTTTGTAAAGCTGAATCTTCACGAGCAGTTGCAGCAACATCTTTCATAGCCTGTGTCCTTTGTTCTTCTGTCAAAACGTTTCCGTCTTTATCTTTACCTTCGTGATACATATTAATTTTATCACGAGTTTTTGCAGCTTCTTCATATCCACGCTTTACAGCATCAACAAAACTTTCTTCTTCCTCTGCTGGCTTTTTGTTTCCTTTCTGTTCTGCATCAAGAACTTTAAAACGGTTTTCAGCTTCTTCTTCTGTTTTTACCTGAACACTAGAAGGAATCTTACGTCCCTTGTATTCTGTAATATTTCCGTTTACGTCTCTTTTAGTGTATGGATTTCCAGAATCTTTTTTAGCCTGTGCTTGCTGTGTTGCAGTCTGTGAGCCTTTTCTGGCCTGTTCCTGTTCCCAAGCCTGCCATTCTGCGTAGTTTGTCTGTGGATTATATGGATTCTTTTCTGCCATGATTTACTCCTTAAAGAAGATTTCCTACAAGACCAAGACCAGCGTTTGTCCACTTCTGTGCGTTTGATTCCTGTCCGCTTTCTGTTCCCATAACCTGCCCTTTAGCACCAAGGCCCTGTCCTAAACTCTGAGCCGCTGCATTGTACTGGTTAGCAAGTGCGTTATTGTAAGTGTCTGCAGCCTGAGAAGCGCCCATTGTTGCAGCCTGCGCCTTTGTAAGTCCTGCGTTTCTTGCAGCGCCCTGAGCCTGCGCCCCTGCGTTTACAGCCTGCTGCTGTGCGCCTGCAGATGCCATCTGACGTGCTTTATCATACATGGCACCCGATGTATACTGTTCTGCAAGCTTGTTATATTCGTTTCTTGC